CCACAACTCGTGTCGAGTCGGAGGGCCGCGTGATCGAGAAAATAAAACAATGGATGTTCGATCGCGCGATGCCGATCATCTACGTTTTGGTGGGGCTGATACTCGGCGCGTGTCTTTTGGATATCGTCCATACTTTGCGCAATTGCGATTGCCCCGAACCCATATCAACCCCGAAGGTTCCATGATGGGCAGAATTGAAAAACTAATCCACCGCTTCGGCCCCGATGTTGTGTACGGCCTTTACGCGATAGCGTTGGTGGTAACGGCTCTTATGGTTGCAAAACCTTTTCTGCTTATCGAAGACTCCCCGGAGGCTAAAAAGTATGCGCAAGATTGCGCCCTCAACAAAGGTATTGCAGTTCGGGACTTAGAAGGCAAAATGCGCTGCGTACCAACATTTTCCGCAAAATGAAGCCCTACCCCGAATGGGATACGAGCTGCGCTGATTGGATCGATCGCATCACTCTCGGCGAATCGCTAATTCCTTTCGATCCGATATTCCCAAGCGAAGCCGAACGCGCATTAAAGATTTTCAAGTCGTTAAAAGTTGTTGACCTCCCCGGCCAGCCAACCTTCGGCGAATGCTGTGACCAATGGGTTTTTGATTTCGTCGCCTCCATCTTCGGAGCCTATGATCGCGAGACGGGCAAGCAACTCATCCGAGAATTCTTCCTGCTGATCAGCAAGAAAAACACCAAGTCAACAATCGCCGCCGGCATCATGTTGACCGCGTTGATTATCAATTGGCGCGACGAAGAGGAATTGCTTATCCTCTCGCCTACCGTCGAAGTGGCGATGAATTCCTTTAAACCCGCTGCGGCGATGGTGCGTGCTGACCCCGAGTTGATGATCTTGTTGCATGTCAAGGATCACATTCGGACGATCGTTCACCGCACCACAAACGCGAGCCTTAAAGTCGTGGCTGCGGATTCCGATACTGTGTCAGGTAAGAAAGCCGGACGTGTGCTGGTGGATGAGTTGTGGGTATTCGGCAAACGGGCAAACGCTGATGCCATGTTGATGGAAGCCACCGGCGGCCAGGTATCACGCGAAGAGGGGTTCGTGATTTACCTCTCCACCCAAAGCGATGAGCCCCCTGCCGGCGTATTCCTTGAGAAGCTTCGGTATTTCCGCGATGTGCGCGATGGCGTCATTGTGGATAAAAAATCTCTTGGCGTGCTGTACGAGTTCCCGCCGGACATGCTCAAGAACCGCGACTACCTGAAGCCTGAATTTTTTTATATCACGAATCCGAATCTCGGCAGATCAGTGAGCCAAGAATGGCTTGAGGATCAACTCGTCAAAGAAGAACGCAAGGAAGTTGGATCTAAAAACAAATTTTTAGCCAAGCATCTCAATGTTGAGATCGGACTATCTCTGCGAAGCGATCGATGGGCGGGAGCGGACTTCTGGGAGATAGCAGACCAGGAGCTCAACATCTCCAACGTCGATAAAACCTTGACCCTTGAGAACTTGCTATCCCGGTGTGAGGTGGCAGTCGTCGGCATCGACGGCGGCGGCTTGGACGATCTTTTGGGTTTGACCGTACTCGGCAGGGAGAAAGAGACGCGCAAGTGGTTGGAGTGGACGCACGCCTGGGCACATGAAATCGTCTTAAAACGCCGCAAGGACATTGCGCCCCGACTCTTGGACTTCCAAAAGGATGGGGATCTGACCATAGTGAAAACCCCGGGGCAAGATGTTGTCGAGCTGGCGGATTGCATCTGCAAGGTCAAGGAGGCGAGTTTGATGCCAGAAAAAAATTGCATAGGTGTTGACGCCGCCGGGATAAATGATATAGTGGACGAACTTACGGCACCAGGCCGCGACTTTACGCTTGACCAAATCGTAGCGATTTCGCAGGGTTGGCGGCTAAATGGCGCGATCAAGACAACGGAAAGAAAGCTAGCGGGTAATGAGATTATCCACGGCGGGCAGCGATTAATGAACTGGTGCGTCGGCAATGCTCGCACCGTCGCACAGGGCAACGCGGTAGGTATTACGAAGGCCGTTTCAGGAAGCGCAAAGATTGACCCGCTCATGTCCACATTTAACGCGGTTTCGTTGATGAGCTTAAACCCGGAAGCAACTAAACCGAAGCACCAATTATTTTTCGCATAGGCAAATATGGACCGCGCATACTCGGTATTACACGTAAAAAGCTTCGACGAAGAAAAGCGGATTATCCGAGGCATTGCCACCACCCCTGAAAGCGACAGAGTAGGCGATATTGTCGTGCCCGAAGGCGTCCAGTTTAAAAACCCTATGCCGTTGTTGTGGCAGCATAAACACGACAAACCCGTCGGTACGGTAAACTTCGAAAAGCCTACGAAAAAAGGCGTAACCTTCGAAGCGCAACTCCCCTTTATCGACGAACCCGGCGCACTTAAAGACCGCGTGGATGAAGCTTGGCAAAGCGTAAAAGCCGGCCTCGTCACCGCCGTGTCTATCGGTTTTCGCGCGATTGAAAACGAATACGAAATAATGAAGAATGGCGGCATTAAGTTCCTCAAGACGGAAGTCATGGAGTTGAGCTTGGTTACCATCCCAGCGAACGCGGGCGCAGTCATTACCGCTATCAAATCTATCGATGGGCAACACCTCCCGGCCGCGACAGGCCGCAAGGGCGGTGGTGTCCAGCTAGTAACTCCCGGCGCTACGGGGCAAAAATCAACTGCGGTCCATCCGGGCTCAGTAAAACTTATCCCAAAGGCAAAACCATGAAAACAGTATCAGACCAAATCGCGGACTTGATCCAAACCCGCGAAACCAAATCCGTGCAATTGACCGCAGTCATGCAAAAGTCGATTGATGAAGGCCGCACTCTGGACACCGCAGAAGCCGAAGAGTTTGATGGCTTGGAAGCCGAAGTCAAAGCTTTAGACGCGGATATCGTTCGTCTGAAAAAGATGGAAGATATGCAAAAATCAAAAGCCACACCGGTAACCGCAACGACTCAAAAAGAGGCTAGCGAATCCCGCCAAGGCAATTCGGTTCGCGTGAAAAATACGCAGAAGATGGAGCCAGGCCAAGAGTTCGCGCGTTACGCGATGTGCTTGGTTGCTTCCAAAGGCGATGCACAAAAAGCGTTGCGCATCGCACAAAGCGAGTACCCAGAAAGCGAACGCATCGTAAAGACCCTCGACATGCAAGCCAACAGCCGTGGCCTCGAAGGTTTGATGAAAGCCAACGTCGAAGCCGGCACAACCCTCGACACCACTTGGGCGGCACCGCTTGTTGACTACCAAAACTTCGCTGGCGACTTTATCGAGTTCCTGCGCCCGCAAACTATCCTCGGCCAATTCGGCGTCGGTGGCGTGCCTTCATTGAACCGCATCCCGTTCAATGTCCGCATTACAGGCCAAACTTCAGGCGGCCAAGGCTACTGGGTTGGTGAAGGTGCGCCGAAGCCTCTGACAGCTTTTGATTTCAACGCTGTCGAATTGCGCTGGGCTAAAGTCGCAAACATCGCGGTACTCACCGAAGAACTGGTACGCTTTAGCAACCCCTCGGCAGAACTGTTGGTGCGTAACGCTTTGGCGGATGCTCTGCGCGCTCGTTTGGACATCGATTTTATCGACCCGGCCAAAGCAGCAGTGACCAACATCAGCCCAGCGTCAATCACCAACGGCGTAACCCCTATCATCTCCACCGGTACGGATGCGGATGCGGTTCGTGCTGATATCCAAGCTTTGTGGGCTCCGTTCATCGCGGCCAACAACCCACCGACAACCGCTGTGTACATCATGTCTTCGACTACCGCTCTGGCGCTGTCGATGATGCGTAACCCACTCGGACAAGCAGAATTCCCAGGCTTGACCATGATGGGCGGCACCTTCGGTGGCGTACCTGTTATCGTCTCCGAGTACTTGGTAGGTGACACATCGGGCAGCATCGTGATTCTGGCGAATGCTCGTGATATCTGGCTGGCAGATGATGGCCAATTCACGATTGACGCTTCCCGCGAAGCATCGTTGCAAATGTTGGATAACCCAACCAACAACAGCGCAACAGCTACAGCTACCGCGATGGTTTCGATGTTCCAGACCAATTCGGTCGCGATCCGCGTTGAGCGCTATATCAACTGGGCAAAACGCCGCACTTCGGCAGTCCAGTACCTGACCGGCGTCAACTGGGCGTAATCAGTAGCTTGGTTTATAAGCCCTCTTCGGAGGGCTTATTTGCAAAGTTATTATGTGATATATTTACGAGAATTCTTCAGAGGCCGCAAAATGACCGTTACAGTAAAAGACCTGAAAACAGGTAAAACAAAAACGATGGCGGACCGCTTCGGTAGAATCCTAGTCGCCATAGGCAAACACGAATACATAACAACCAGCATCCCCGAATCCCCGCGCCGCGCTGTGTTGACCCCAAAGACACAAGCGGACGACCTCCTCGGCGATGATAATGCTGATCTTGATAAGATGGATCTGCCCGCCTTGCACGCGCTAGCTATCACCTATGGCCTGACTCTGCATCCGCAAACAGGCCAGAAGAAAGTAAAAGCCGCAATCATAGCGCACCGCGCAGAATCTAAATGAAAGCCTTTGCGCTTAGGGCTTTAGCCTTTCTTGCCTCCGGGGTATTTTGGCTTATCGCTGCCTCCCTGCTCGGCGCCTATTTCATTACCGCCGGCATAAATATTTTGTTCGGCACCGGACCCGCATTCATCGCGATCGGCATATTCTTTTTCTTGCTCGCCCTGTTCTTCCACAAAGGCTTGACGAATGGCTCGTAATATCTTCTCGGTGATTACCACCGCTGCCACAACGAAAGCCGCGGGGCAGCTACAAGCTGTCGACGGCCGCTCGGGTGGCGGATGGTGGCCTCTTATCCGCGAGCCGTTCTCAGGTGCGTGGCAGCGTAACATAGCATGGACACGCGAAACTGTACTCGCACACTTCGCCGTCTACGCGTGCATTAACCGCATCGCGAACGATATCGGCAACATGCCCTGGCACATCACGGAAAAAGACGGCAACGGGATATGGAATCCGGTTACTATCGCGTCCAAATCGCCCGTCCTGCGCCGCCCTAACCCGTACCAAAACGATATCCAATTCCGCCAATGGTGGGCGATGTCGAAACTATCTCACGGCAATACCTACGTATTGCTAGGGCGCGACAACCGGGATGAGGTAGTGCGGGAGGATATTCTAGAACCGCATGGCGCGCAAGTTCTGGTATCCCCTAATGGCTCCGTATTCTATCTATTCAAAACCGATAACCTTACCGGCATCGAGGAGGATGAGGTAGCAATCCCCGCGCGTGAGATACTTCACGATCGCATGAACTGCCTGTATCACCCCCTCGTCGGCACGTCGCCCCTGTTCGCTTGCGGTGCGTCCGCAGCACAAGGCCTGAAGATGCAGGAAGATTCTGCATTATTCTTTGCGAATGGTGCGAACCCTGGCGGCGTACTGACCGCACCGGGCGCGATCAGCGACGAAACCGCAGCTCGATTGCAAACCAAGTGGACAGCAAACTATACCGGCGCGAATGCCGGCAAAGTCGCGGTAATGGGCGACGGCTTGAAATTTGAGCCTATGCGTATGACCTACGCGGATGCTCAGCTTATTGAACAATTGAAATTTAATGCGGAGATGATTTGCTCCGCTTTCGGAGTCCCGCCCTTCAAAATCGGCCTTGGCACCATCCCGGCCGGCATGAAGGTTTCGGACATGGAATTGCTTTACTACAATAACGCTTTGCACACACCCATCGAAGAGATGGAGCGTTGCCAAGACGATGCACTCAAACTCGACGGCACAGTCCGCCGTACAGAGCTGGATGTCGATACTCTGTTGCGCATGGATCCTGCAACCTTCGCCGATGTTCAGATCAAGCTCGTTGCTGGCGCCCTAAAAAAGCCAAACGAAGGCCGCCAAGCGCTCAACCTCGGGCCCGTAACCGGCGGCAATACAATTTATCTCCAACAGCAAAACTACAGCTTGGAAGCGCTGGCCGCTCGGGACGCTACAAATCCTCTTGCCGCGCCCACCGCTACCGTCACACCACCAGCGGAAGACGGCACCGAAGAACAAATGAAAGAATTCATGGCTGAAATTACCAAGGGGCTGACTCATGTTTGATGCTAAAGCAATGGCCGCCCAAGTTATTGAGGCTGTTAAATCCTACGTCACCGACGCCCTCAAATCGGTAGATCAACGCTTCAGCGACGTTGAAGAAAAGATCAAAGCGATCCCCGAACCGGTTACGCCTGACTTAGAAGAGATCGCCAAGCAAGCCGCCGCGCTTATCCCCGCGCCGAAAGACGCGGAGCCTCTTGACCAAACCGAAGTCGTCAAGGAAGTGCTTGCGCAGATCCGCCAACCTGAAGACGGCAAGAGCGTTACGGTAGAAGACATCCAACCGCTATTCGATAAAGCATTTGGCAGCTGGGCGCTGGACTTCGAACGCCGCGCACAAGACCTCTTCCAAAAAGCTGTCGATAAAATACCGAAGCCGAAGGATGGCCTCGACGGTTTCGGCTTTGATGATCTGGACGTCGTCTTTGACGGCGAACGAGCATTCACATTAAAGTTTAGCCATGGCGAACAGGTAAAAGAATTCCCCTTCACGTTACCTATTGTTATCGATCGTGGCGTTTTTAAAGAAGGCGAAAGCTATGCGAAAGGTGATGGTGTTACGTTTGGGGGATCGTTCTTCATTTCCCAACAAGATAATCCAGTTGGCAAACCTGGGGAGTGTGACGGGTACCGTCTTGCCGTCAAACGCGGAAGAGATGGCAAAAATTTCGAAGCGCGACCAGCAAATACAGGCTCAGTCAAAATATCATGAAGCTCGTAACCTTACAGCAAGCAAGCGACCACCTCCGCCGCGATACGGACGCCGATGATAACGACCTCAATTTAAAGATTGAAGGCGCTAGCGGCGCTGTGCTGCGGTACCTGAACGGTGCGCCATATTGGGTTCCCGAGCTCAGCCCTGATGGCAAACCCTTGCTAGACAGCAGCGGCGATCCTATCTACGAGACAGACTCCGCCGGGGATCGAATTGTTTTGCAGGAAGTGCAGAATGCCACTCTCATGCTTGTGGGGTACTTCTACAAAGAGCGTGAAGGCAGCAACGAGAACGCAGTGCCCGAGCAGTATGGCTACGGCTATTTGCCTCTCGGCGTGACCGCGATCCTTTTCCCAATTCGTCAACTAGCCCTCGCCTAGAAATGGCTACTATCCATGTCACCGCCGGCAGTCTGCGCCACGCCATCCGCATCGAGGAACTCGTTACCGAAGTCGATTCGTCTGGCGAAGCGGTGCAGGATGCGGTTACGGGCGAAGTCTCACGGTCATGGCAAAGCATCGCCTCGCCGTGGGCAGCTATCTTGCCATCCAGTGGTCGCGAGTTTATAGCAGCCCAGGCTACGCAATCCAAAGTTACCGGCAAGATGATTATCCGTTACCGCGATGGCGTCACCGCTGGCATGCGCGTTGTGCACAACACAAAAATATTCAATATAGAGGCGATTTTGAGCGACACGGATTCAGGAATTGAGTACCTAACCCTGCTCACTTCGGTGGGCGTGTCGGATTCGGGGCTTTGAAATAAACGCTTGTGTAAGATCAAGATACTAGGTTAGAATACGTTACCTTGTTTAAGGGTATAACGGAGCCGACCTTGGATTACAATCTAATCTACAAGCAGTTAATTGATAGGGCGCAAGCCAGAGAGATATTAGGTTACAGGGAGAAGCACCACATAATCCCCAAGTGCCTTGGCGGTTCGGATGAAGAAAATAATATTGTTGCGCTTACTGCCAGAGAACATTTCATAGCGCATCAACTTTTGGTGAAGATATATCCGAAAGTACGAGGGCTAAGTTGGGCGCTCTTACTGATGTGCGGGAAGAAAAAGTACGCGAAGTCAAGGGCGTATGAGTGGGCTAAAAAGGCCGCAGCGAAACACATAAGCGAGTCTCGTGCTGGCGTAAAATTAGTTATGACACCTTCTAGGCGGGCGTTTTACGCTTCGCGAGTAGGAGCCAAACACACAGAAGAATCAAAGGCAAAAATGTCCAAGGTTCAAAAAGGTAAAAAGGTCAGTGAAGCGACGAAAAAGCTTATATCTGAGAAGGCTAAACTTAGAGGCGTACCCCTTCTGACGGACGAGCAAAAAGCAGCATTAAAAACACGCATGAAAGGCAACGACTACCGTAAAGGGAAGCCGAATAGCCAAGAGGAAAGAGCTAGGATTAGCGAGTTCTTAAAAGGCAACACCTACCGGCGCGGCAAACCAGCTTCAGAAGAAACAAGGCAAAAAATAATTAAGGGGCTTACAGGCCGCAGCCCCAGCGCTGAGACGAGAGCTAAACTTTCAGCATGTAAAAGGAAGCTTTCGGATGAGCAGATACTGGCGGTTCGAAAGGACGCGGAGAGTAAGCTTTTCACTCAGAAACAAATGGGTTCCCGTAACGGTATGAGTCAGGCTGAAGTTAGCCGGATACTTAGAAACGAATCGCACAAAAACATACGATGAAAACCGCCGTCATACTAGCCACCGGCCCGAGCATGAGCCAAGCAATCGCCGATTACGCGATCGCGCATGCCGATCTTGTGGTCGCAGTGAGCGATGCCTACAAGCTAGCGCCAAAAGCGCATGTGCTTGCTTCATCAGACGCCGCATGGTGGGCAGCAAACCCAGAAGCCAAACTATTTGAAGGCGAGAAGTATTCGGCGGCCGAAGTAATCAACATCACCCGCGAAAGCTCTCTCGGCACAGGCAGCAACTCCGGATTGTTGGCGATGCACCTCGCCCACAAGAAAGGCGCAGAACGCATCTTGCTGTGCGGCTTTGACATGCACGGCACGCACTACTTCGGCAAACACCCGGAAGGCTTGAAGAACACCACGCCGCAACGGTTCGAAGTATTTAAAAATCAATTCAAGCGCTGGAAGCCGAAAGGCGTGACGGTGCTGAATTGCACACCTAACTCGGCGCTGCATTGCTACCCGTTTGCTGATCTGAAAGAACAATTAAAAGGCCGCATGCTCGAGCGGCTAACCGAAGAAGCACAAGAATTAGGATTGGGGTACTGACATGGACCTACCAATAACTTCCATAGAACAGTGGAAAGCAAGATATACGCCCAGCTTATTGCCGCCGATGACTTTGGCGGAAGCGATCGCCAAAGCAGCACTCGGCGAACCTTTCAAGGACGTCCCTTTGACCTCGCAGCGGGAAACAAAATGCTAACAACATTCTCGGGCCGCAAGCCTTCGCAAAACGAATTCGAATTGTCAAGCTTTATATGCTTGTTGCGCGAGTACAGCGTCCAAAGCTATTTGGAAGTAGGCTCAAGAGAAGGCGATACTTTTTACGACGTCGTCTCATCCCTGCCAATCGGTTCCCGCGCCGTTGCTCTCGACTTACCTGGCGGCATGTGGGGCAAGTCAACCACCGGCAATCAGCTAAAGAAAGCTGTCACTGCGCTGGTCGCAAAAGGCTACCAAGCCAGTTACATACTCGGCGATAGCACAGCCGATAACGTCGTGGGTTCTATCCTGCAGATGCCGCGCTTCGACGCGATTCTGATCGACGGGGATCATCGCTACGAAGGCGCGAAAAAGGATTGGCTGAACTATGCGCCGCACGGGAGCATCATCGCCTTCCATGATATTGTCGGGCACGAGCAAGCCGAAAAGGTACACGGCAACAAGGTAGAAGTCCCGCGCTTGTGGGCGGAGCTAAAGGATCAATACGGCGTTGTTGAGTTCGTGGATCAAGGCTCCGCGATGGGCATCGGTGTAATCTTGCCTTTAGAGATAAAATGATTAAATTTACAGTTGTCTCAAGCCCCCGAGCAGAGCACCAACTCACGCACCAAGCCGCGATGATAGGAGGGCTGCGCGCTCACGGCATCGAGGCGATTGCCAGCTTGGGTGGCGCAGTAGGCACAGAATACGTTGCATGTTGGGGCTGGCGTATCGGACAGCGCTTCCGCAACGAAGGCAAGCAGGTACTTGTAATGGAGCGCGGATACTTGGGCGACCGATTCGCGTGGACTTCACTCGCTTGGAATGGCCTGAACAATCGTGGCACCTTCCCGATTATCAGCGACCCTTCACGCTTTAATGAACACTTCAAGCTGCAGCCCTGGAAGACAGGCGGCGATTACGTTCTCCTGATGGGGCAAGTACCCGGCGACATGAGCCTGCAAGGCCGAGACTTGACGGGGTGGTACAACGAAGCGGTGATCGAAGCGCAGCGCGCCTACGCGCTACCAGTTAAGTTTCGCCCGCATCCGCTCGCCTTAAAAAAGGGCTACAAAAATATTCCTTTCGGGGCTACACTTGCAACCGGAACGCTAGAAGATTCTCTCGCGGGCGCTGCGGTAGTGGTAACATACAACAGCAACTCGGGTGTTGATGCTGTCATTGCTGGCGTGCCGACTGTGGTATCCGATTCGGGATCTATGGCGGTTGACGTGGCGGCGGATAAAGTGGGCAGATTTTTCCGCCCCAACCGCGAACAGTGGGCAGCAGAATTGGCTTGGAAACAATGGTCGCTTGACGAAATTCGGAGTGGCTTTGCGCTTGAACATTTATTGGCTATGGAGCCCGCATAATGGCTGATGTCGAACTGAAAGGCGTAGATGCTCTGCTTAAAAAGCTGACAGGTCTTTCCTTCGACATGAAATATAAAGGCGGACGGTTCGCATTACGCAAGGCCGCTCAAGTAGTTGTTAGACAAGTAAAACAGAACGCGCAACGGATAGACGATCCTGCGACCGTGGCGGACATTACGAAAAATGTAGCAGAACGATGGAACGCGCGATTGTTTAAGCGCACAGGCGATCTAGGATTCCGCGTCGGCATACTCGGTGGCGCAGGTGGAAATAAAACCAGCGAAGAGTTATCCGGCAACCCTGGCGGCGATACACGCCACTGGCGATATAAAGAATTTGGCACAGAGAAGATGAAGGCAGAACCCTTTATGCGCCCAGCCGGCGAACAGAGTGCGCAAGCCGCAACCGATGAATTTATTCTACAGTACGGCAAATCGCTTGATAGAGCGCTGAAGAAAGCTGGCAAATGACACCGGACATTTACGCGACCTGCAACACCGCCGCGGTAAGAGCATTGCTAAAAACCGGTGCGGGCGAGTTGCGCCTTTATGCTTGGGGCATGGCGCCGCAGAATGTGGCGAAGCCTTACGTGGTGTGGCAATTGGTTGGTGGATCCCCTGAGAACTATCTCGGTGATGCCCCAGACATTGATGGATCAACAGTACAGGTAGACGTCTACGCCGCCTCATCAGCATCCGCGCGCGCTGTTGCCGAAGCGCTGCGCGTAGAGATTGAGAAAGCCGCGTATGTAACTTTTGTACGAGGCGAAGGCCGCGATCCGGCGACGATGAACTATACTTACGGCTTCGATAGCGATTGGTTCACCGCAAGATGATTTCTAACCCCCCGTCCAACGGGTTCATTGTAAAGGCCCATTGGGCGAAGGAGCAACACCATGCCAGCAGTTAAAACACAAGGTACGGACTTGTACACTATTGATCCTACTACCGGCGATTTGCTGGACGTGGGTTGCATTACTTCCATCAGCGGCATCGATGAAACAATCGATCAAGTTGAGACAACTTGCTTGAATAGCGATGCGCGCGAATATATCGCAGGCTTGGCAACACCAGGTGCGGCGTCTTTTGGCCTGAACATCGATCCGCAGAACCCAGCGCATATCCGCTTGTATGAATTGAAGCAGGCGGGTATTAATCTGCAATGGGCAATTGGCTGGTCAGATGGCACCGCAGAGCCAACTACGGACACCGCTGGCTTCGTGCCGCCAACCTCCCGCTCGTGGCTGCTGTTTGAAGGCTTTATGAATAGCTTCCCGTTTGAGTTCGCGCTCAACTCGGTGGTTGCTTCTACCGTCGGTATCCAAGTGTCCGGCGGTCAAACTCTCATCCCTAAATCAACATGAGCCTCGATCTAATCAAAGAAGCCGGCGGGTTCGTAGACCCAGAACCCGTCGCGAAAGAGATTACGTGGAAGCACCACGATGCTGAAGGCAAACCGGTGACGCACATTTTTACAGTGTACGTCCGCCGGCAGTCTTTTGGCGAAGTGCAAAAGCTTTTTGCGAAACCAGATGGCGAAGAGGCGCGCGCTTTTGCTGCGCAATACATCGCCACCAGTTTGATACTCGGCGAGAAGAAAGACGAAGTGCTGACCTATGAAGCCGCGTACAATCTGAACCCAAGTCTAGCCAAGTTGTTCACCGATGCTATTAACGAGGTGAACGCGAAAGCGAGTGCCGCAAAAAACTTAACCCCACCGACGAGCTCTGGCACGAATTAGTCCTGAACGGAATCGGTGGGAGAACGATAGAAGAAGCAAAGCGCAATATGCCATACGATGAGTTTCTATCGTGGGCGGCATACGTGAAAAAGCGCGGAACTTTGAATGTTGGGCTGCGTTTAGAATATTTATTTGGCAGAAATTTCTTCCAAATAAATAGAGCACTGCGCGGCAAGGCGGAATTAGACCATTGCATCCGGTACCAT